GTGTGGCTCTTCCGATCTCATTAAAGGCTTCCACGTCATTAACAAGAGCCTCGACAGGAATGCCGGTGCCGTTCATGAGATTATTCTCCATAATCTCCTGGTTCTGCTGGTTGATCGCCACAGCATTACCAACAATAGCGCCGGTCAGCGCACCAATAGCGGTGATTGCAAGGCCAATAGGGCCCAAAGCAACAGTCATTGCAGTGCCAACTAACGTCAGCACGACTGCCATATTAGCTGCAGCTTCTTGGCCGGAGATAACCCCCAAAGTCCAATCTTTTACGGCAGAGAAGCAGGTCACGAATGCCGCCACAAAGCCGCCTGCTCCAATCATAATTTTTGCGGTCAAACTTAGCGAGGACCGGAAATCCTTTAGCGCGTAGCCAACAGATTTGATTACCCCTTCGCCCGCCCCAAAAGCCGTATCAAAGGACAGCAGAGCAGAAGCTACCGCTCCAATCATCTTACTAGATCCCGCAAAATCTTTAATCAGCGAAATAAAATCGCTGAATTTTTTGATCGCAAACATAGTAAGAAAACCAGCTGCCAGCCCTTCGATAATAGGGAGTACCGGCTTAATAAACTGCTTTATTGCTTGGCCCAGCTTTTTGATCTGGTCAACGATTTTTTTGACTTTGCTGGAAATTAGACCAGCATACATGTCATATTCGGGAAGATCTATTCCGCCCAAAATGCTGCCCCCGGCCCCGGAGCCAGATCCGCTACCAGATTTAGAGCTAGGGCTGGGCAAAACATTGAGCTCATCAAATCCACCAATCAAATACGAAATCGCGTCAGCAGCTGCCCCCGCGCTTTCAGTAACATCATCCAGGCCGGAAGAAATATTACCAACGCTACCCCCCACATTTGTACTGGTAGAAGCAAACTCTACATCAATTCCAATAAAGGAAGCAATAGCAGTAATCGCCTCGCGCAGCACTTGCGTAACTGCAATCAGCGGCGGCAGCAACGCATTCAGCATCGGGATGAGCAGCGAGCCAATGGACCGCACCAGCAGGGTAACCTGCGCCTGGAAAACACGGATCATGTTTGCCGGACTGTTAAGGGTACGGGCCATATCAGTCTGAGCGTTAGAGGTCTGATCCATGATGGCGATATAGCGCAGCAGCGCTTTATCGGCCTGACTAAGACTCTTTACACTGGCATCAATGCCAAGATTATAGAGCTCCTGCTGCAGCCGGGCTTCGGAGATATCCACACCCAGACGACGAATGGGCTCCAACTCGCCGGAGATTGCCGCCTGCAGCTTTTCAAACGCCGATGCGGTGTCGATGTTGAAGAACGAGGCCATATCGTAGCCCAACTGAGTGAGGTTCTTGGAAAGCACATACGCCTGGCTGTCCAGAACGCCAAAGCTAGTGGTCAGGTTCTGCAGCACACCCATGTTTCGCATGGCTTCAGACATGTCAATGCCCAGTACGTCCTGCATAGTCTGAACGGCATCCCTGCCTGCCTCAGCGAATCTGCCCATGGACACAGTAAACAGGTTTACGTTTTCCACATAGGCATTAAAATTGGTAAGGGCCCCTCCCAAAAACTGAGCCAACTCTCGCATAGCCAAAATTATGACCGTGAAGTTCAACTGAGTCTTAGAGATACTCAGCCCCAAAACATTATAGCTATCTGCCGTGGTCTTATTAGAGCTCGTCAGCTTTTGATTTGCTGCAATAGCTTTTTGGATATTTGCCGGAAGAACCGAAAATCCCTTCGACACTTTTTCCATTTCCGAAGCCAACGGAGCCACCGCTGTACGAACCCTGAGAATCTGTTCGGCAAAATCGTCAAGGTCCGTTTTCTTAAGCCCGGCAGTCACATCTGGGATCTTTTTGAGCGTATTCAGTACACTGTTCAGACCGGACAACTTCTGAACGTCACCCAGAGCGCCTACAGCTTCACTCAGCGGTGCAACCGCGTTAGAAAAAGCCGTCAGGCGGGCCGGGTCAAGCCCAGACACAACTTCGGGAAACTTCTTCAGCGTATTCAACGCGCTATTCAGCCCTGTCAGTTTTTGCAATCCCGACAGTTTACCCACCGCCACAGAAATTTTGGTCAGCGCGTTTGCAGACGCATTCAAACCCTGAAATTTCTGCAGCGTAGTAGACAGCTTATCCAGATTATTAATGATCCGGGTAAGCTTGCTATTGGAGTTTAAACGCGAAAGGGCGGAAGCTAGGCTGTCAATGTTTTTACCCGCAGCACTCGCTTCGGCTTCCACCTCAATCGTTACTTGGGAAATGTCAACATTGTTTTCAGGCATGGCTTCCACCCTCTTTCTACTTTTTCTGAGTCTCTGCTGCCCAGCGCATCATTTCCGCCTTCAGACGTTCCTCAAACTCCTCTGCCCTCTGCATCTCGCGCTCATCCGCTTCTTCTTGGGTGAGCGGAAGAGGCTGGTCGAGATACTGAATCGGGGCCGCACCTTTTTTCAGGAACATGTTGCCGACCGATGCTTGTATGGCCGAGACCATGTAAGCACCCATTCGCCAGCTTTCCTGATTGGTTCGATGCACCCGAAACTCGTGCGCTTTTCGATACGCAACTGCAAGCCGAGGAGGTCCTGTCCAAAACTGTTCCGGTGTCATGCCAAGCGACAAATACCACGGGAACACCTCGTCAAAGAACTCTGTGTACCGCAGATCACGCTGCGGGGAAGCTGCCTCTGTTAGACAGCTTCCCAGGTCACGTTTTTTCCGTCGTCCACGGCAGCGGTGTCGGTCAGGGTTTCCAGCGTTTCGGAGTACAGCTCCACCAGAGCAGCAATCAGATCACCCTTGTTGTTCAGGTGATCGTAAATCTCGCTGATGACCTTGCGCTTGGTCTTACGATGGCGGGCCGCAAAAGCTCCGGTAAACAGCAGCTCAAACATGTTTGCAGTTTTGCTGCCGTCAACCAGCTCGCGCAGGTTAAACCCTGCCTGCTCCAGCTGCTTCACCGTCTCACGGGTAAAGGTCAGCTCGTAGACGTTTTTGTCGTAGGTCAGACGAATTGCTTCTTTTGCCATTTCTTAACTACCTCCATGTGCTCTTTTGTATCCCGTCAGGGTTTAGCCCCCGGCGGAAATGGTATCCTTAAACTCCACGGGACTGGAGTTGGTCACGTTGATGGTAAACTCAACGGGCTCGTCAACGCCCTTACCGGGAACAGCGCAGGTGTGCTCACCCTGCCACTGGAAACCGCTGCCGTCTTTGAACTTTACCGCGTAGTAACCGGGAGTGTTGGCCTTGCCATTGACAGCCTTGAACGTCTCCTTGGTGTAGTTGCAGGTAAAGGTCTTAATGTCAGCGGTCAGGATCGCGTTGATAAAAGTCTGCTGAGTATCGGACAGATCGGTTACGTCAATGGTACCGGGAGTACCAATCAGATCACCGTAGTCCTTGATCTTGGCCAGCTCGGACATATTGCTGTCAGAAGAACCGTACAGCAATTGAATGCCCTGGGTACTAATTGCCTTTGCGGCGGCCATATTAAATCCCTCCTCTATTATTTTCTGTAGAGCCTGCCGGTCGCATCGGCCACAACTTCATAGGTAGCCTCGATCCGGTAAGCACTGTTATTGTACAAACCGTTTTGTGCGACAAACGATTTGCGCCGGATATTGAGCGGCTCAAATACCGAATCTACCGTAGCCAGCATGGCCCGAGCCTCCGATATCTTACCGTTCTTTTTGTTGGATATTAAGCGGACCCGAAGCTGCAGATCTGCATAAATCGAGATATCGCCACTGTCTTGCCAAATGGGAACGTTGGAATATTCCTCAATCTGAGCGCAAGGGAATTGCGCCACTTGGTCACTGATCTCTCCGGTGACTTTAACTCCGGGATGCTTTGCTTTTAGCTCTGTGGCTACAGCGGTGTAGATAGGCGGAAACACATCAATCAAGACTGCATTACCTCCCTCCACGTGTCAGAAACTGCAGCTGCAATTTCCTCGGTTGCAGACCACACAGCCATGGCAGGCGGGTTACCTTTGGTGCGATAAACACCGTCCCGAAGATACTGGCCTCCGGTGCCTTGCTTGCCCTTATAAGCCCATCCATTCGGATTTGCACCCTTACCTTTGCCGTAGGTTCCATGCTGGAAAGCACCTGATGGGTGCTCTGGGAAAGAAACGCCAGCACCAAACTCGATAAAGGCTACGGATTTGCCGGAGGCAATAATTCGGGCCCGTTTGCCGTTCTGCTCCAAGGACACAGTCACATCGTTCTCGCCATCATACTGAGCGGCGGCAAATTTGAGCTGGGCGACAGTCACGCCTTTCTCTGCCAGTTTCTTGATGAAAAGCTCCAAACGCCGATTCAGCTCTGCTTTGTACTCCGCCAGTTCTTTCTTGGCTTGCTCGATCCCGGCGGGGGACAGCTTCAGTTTGATCGTCATCCCGTAACCACCTCTTTCAAGGCAAACAGGACGCTGTTCAATGCATCGGCTACCTTCACCACGACGTAATTGTACTCGGACTCTTCCGGGCTCACCCCAAACCAGACATGGGTGCCCACCTTAAAGGGGGCCTTAACGTCTGATGTGGAGATGACCCGGCTGTAATCCGTGAACGCACCAAATGCCTCTGCCACTGCGCCGCCTGTGGCGGTCGAAACATTGTATTTGACCTGCACCGGGTCCTGATACACGTACTCTGTCTCGCCCGTGTCGTTTCCAAATTCATCGAGAATAGGTGCTTCGGACGACACGTTGGCGTACCACAGAGCGCGTTTATTCCGCTGAAGATCCCGCATCAGATCACCCCCGCGAGAGGGATAATCTCATCGAGAAGGCCCTGGGCCACATCTGCCGACTCCCACGCACGGCTGATGCCGTTCTCTCCATGGGAGGTCTGCCCTTCTGCGCCCATCTTTGCGTAGAGCTCTGCGGCAATGCGGACCTGAGTCATCTCGTACTTGACGGGAACTTCAGAAACAGAATCATCGAAGGGGTATCGCTGATTCAGAATCTTAGAGCCGGAGAACCGCAGCAGCACGGCGAGCTGTTTCTCCTCGGCCTCCGTCCAGGTTTTGTCCGGGTCAAGATACGTCTTAAGCGTGTCGAGTAACTGCTCGTTCATGCTGCTGCGTCACCTCCTCTCTATCTCATGCGGCTGTGGATCAGCCGCCAGCGCCTACTTCCTTGATGTTCACGGGATCGGTGGTCGCGTTCATGATGACCACGGGACGACCCTTCGGAGCTTTAAATGCAGTAGAAATGCCGGTCCACTTACCATGGTACCACTCGGGGCCGTGATCCAGACCGATCTGACCGAAGATCTGGTACTTCTCACCGGCACCGGTCTTGGACAACATCTCGCGGAAGAAATTACCCTTCTGCGGCACAGGCTGCCCGACAGGGGCGATCACATCCAGGTTCAGCAGGAACGCAGTGCCGCTGGGCAGGCACTCGCCCAGGTACAGGTAAACCTCGCCCAGGGGAGTCACAACCTTGCTCAGAGCCAGACCGTTCACACTGCGGTCAGCGGGAACGACGGTCAGACCGTTGTTCACAGCGTCGGCGTTGATCTGGAACATGGTAACAGCGTCGCACCATACAACCAGGCCCTGGATGGGAGCGTTCTGCTCGTAGATCTTTTTCTGCATCTCAGCGATGTCCCACAGGCCCAGGGGCTTGCTGCTCATGGTGGTGACATTGGTAGTGATCGCTTCGTTCAGACCACGGGTCTTGTTGGCATCGTTGTCAGAGGAACCCTTATGGTAGGTGCCCTGAATGAAGGTAAACTCGATGTCGCGAGCAATCTTCTGCATCTTGGCCGCAGTCTGGAAATCCAGCTCGTTCATGGGGTTGGCCTGCTGTCCAGCAATGTTCACACCAGACAGGGTGCCCATGTTGCTCATCTTACCGTAGCTGATAGCAACAGATTCATGGAAGATCTGGGTAACGTTGGTATTCTGTTTACGGATCGCAACAGACGCAGCGGGGGCGGTCAGAGAGGCTTCCTCACTGATGTCGGGCTGGCTGCCGGTGCCACCGCCGGTGTACTCCTGGCCGGTGACAAACTCCACATGGTTGGTGGTTTTCATCTTTCCGCCGATCATGGTACTCAGGGGAGTACGGGTGTTCCCACGGTTGAAAAGCATGCCGGAAAAATTCATCACGCTAAAGCTCATGGCTTCTCCTGCCATTTAATCAACTCCTTTACTCATTGTTCTGCTGAGCCAGCCGGAGATAGTACGCCTGCGCAGAAAAATCCTGCCGTGCGCCAGCTTCGGCAGCCAGCTTAGTGTAATCCTGCCCCACGTTGGCATCACCAGCGGGGGGACGCTTATCGTTTGCCAGGGTCAGCTGCTTCTGCACAGCCTTGTCATGGGCCGCCAGAAACGCCTGCTGGTTTGCAAAAACCTTGTCGAAGTCCTGGGCCACCATAGCCTCAGCGGTATCCTGAGCCAGCTTCTCGTCGTAGCCGAGCTTCAGATACCGGGTCACATGCTCGTTTACCGCGCGATATTTGCGCAGAGCCTCCAGCTCTTCGTTCTTGGCCTTATCGGCCGCTTCACGTTCCAGCTGCGCCTGCTCATCGGCGGTCATCTTTTCCTTCAGCTTCTTGTTCAGCTCACTAACCTTGCGGTCAAACAAGCCCTTGTCGATCATACCCTGCATTGCAGTGGTGCGATCAATCAGATCCATGCCTTCCAGGGCAGCGGCAACCTCGTCAAAGGTCATGCCTTCCTTGTAGGACTCGCCCAAAACTTCCTTCAGATTCATGCTTGAAACCTCGCTCTCATGTGTTTTAAGGGCTTCTCTGCCCGTGTAATTGTGTGTTTTTATACGGCTTCTCTGCCGTTATAATAAGGGCCTTTCAGCCTTTATTCATCGTTTTGCCCGCCGTTAGTACCGGGCTGGCCGGAACGGTCTCCGCCCGAATTAGAGGTGGGCTGCTGGCTCTGCTGCATGGCCGCGTCGGCTTTCTCGATCAAGTCCTTGCTGGCCTGATACGCAGCCTCGGGGTCTGTGAACAGGGTGCACACCTCAAACGCCAGCTTCGGCGCAATCTTGTTGGATGCCAGAAGAGTGGTAAGCACCTGGCTCTTGGTCAACAGATCCGCGTAGTTTCGGCGGGTGAACTGCAGCTTTACCTCGGAGACGTTGATGTCCAGGTCACGGGTTGTGCGGCAGATGTCCAGAACAAGTCGCAGAAAACGCTGCTCGGCCATAGTGAAGTGCTTCTCTGTTTCTTTGGCCCGAGCCTCTGCCTGCTGCCAGCCGTCACGAAGCATTACTGCGGAACCGGTATCGGAAGTGCTGGCTCCGCCGTTCTGAGTCGACGGCATGCCGCAGATGTCGTAGATGGATGCCTGCAGATCGTCGATGGTTTGCTGTACGCCAGACTGGTCAAGAGTGTTTTCAACATTGTACACATCGGCTTTGATACCATTAGTGCTTTTGATGTTGATAGCACCCTTTGCCCGCATATGGTCGTATTTCGCACTGTCAATCTCACAGTTCTCAAACACCAGCAGCGATTGTACCGTTTGCTCGATGTGGTCAATGCGGTTCGATTCTACCACGTTGATCTCATCCAGCTGGCTGAGCACCGGCTCAAACGCACCCATGCGGACCTGGTTATGATCGTATTCCACAATGGGCACCTCGGAGTAGGTTACCGGATCAAACCGCAAAGGGGGTACATCTACGCTGAGAATGTCATTTTCCAGCTCCATGTACCACTTTTTGGTGTATACACAGAGGATATCCGGTTTCTCCTTGCGATGGACAATGTGAACACCCGCCAGAGGACGGCGGTCCACGCCAGAAGAGCGAATCACAAACGTATCCCGAGGGTCCAGCACATAGATGTTGAAAGGGCTGCCATAAGGATCATTGGACTGGCTGTCCGGCAAAACAAGCCGGTAGGCCACGCCACAGATATGGAACCAGTTAGCTAGCTCCATATCCTTGCCCTCCTTGCCCTCCATACGCATGTATTCGTTGAGCTTCACCAGCTTTTCGGTGATGCCTTCAGATGCGGATGCGCTGGACAGATCGGAAGAGCACACGTCTGAACTCCAGT